ACCTTGGATACCTTGAGCACCCTGTGGTCCAGCCTCTCCTTGGAAACCTCTAAATCCTCGTTCACCCTGGATACCTTCATTACCTAAAGGACCCTGCAAACCTTGTGGACCAGTTACGCCCTGGAAACCTTGAACACCTCTAAATGAACCAATATTAACCCAAGTACTTGAACCAACATAAATCCATAACTCATCATCAGCTTCATCAATAACACCTTCACCAATATTGGCAGATGGGAATGCTGCATTAAGAGTTGCTTGTGGGTCATTGGGTGGGTCTACATCAACATCAGCAACTGAACCGATAATTGTGAATCCAGGTCCATACGCACCTTGAACACCTTGTGTTCCTTGAATACCTGTTAAACCTTGGATACCTTGAGGACCAGCCCCAATTTCTACCCAAGAGGTACCATCAGAAACATATAATTTATCATTTTCAGCATAGAGAACTGCGCCTTCATAGACTGTGGCGTCTAATGTAATTGGAAAGGCTTGTGGTATACCGAACCCAATAAACTTATTCTTTCCTGATGTTGTTCCAAAGGACATTTAAATTATTCTCCGTTTATCATTATAATAATATATTTATTATCATTAAACTACATCATCTTCTTCAGATTGACCTAGAGTAAATGACAATGTACAATGTACCGCTAAATCCGTATCAGCTATAATTTCAAGTGTGTCACCAGTCTTTAAAAACTGTCCGTTTAATGGAATTGCTGTGGTCTCGTAAGCAGGCAGTGGTAAATTTCTTAATATGTAAAATTCTTGGTTAATATAATTGCCATTGCTATCATTTTCACGATGAGTTCTGACATCAACATTAACAGTATTTGCTGTTGTATTACATAAAACAAGTGGCGAAATAACTTCGCCCACACCTGGCTCAACAGTTGTTGACCCACCGAAAACAAGTTCCGGAACCTCATATTGAGGAACATCAATCAAAACTTGCCAATTGGTAGAGACAACCTTATTAACGGCAACCGGTTTCGCGTCGGGAGCTTGAGAAGTTGTAATTGTGTTTATTGGCATTTTTCTTTTATCCTATTTTTATAATTGAGCTCTACTATTAGAAGCACGTCTTGCAAGTTTTCTTACAGATGATGTAAATGGTCGACCTTCAATTCTTCCTGTTCTACCATTAATCCTCAATCCTCTAGCAAAGTACTGGTTATTCAATTCGTCAGCACCTGACCATCTGATTCTTCCTCCATCCTCATTTAGTACCGAAGCAACAGCAGATACAGCACCACCGAGGTTTCTGAAGTTTAATGGTAATGCATTTCTGTTAACACCAGCACCAGCACCATTAAACTGGTGAGCAATGGATTCAACCAGTGAACCAAATACCAATGTATTAGGTCTTAATACGTTGCCTTTCAAGCAATCATTAAACAGACCTTCAAGCATAATGGTGTGTTCTGAGTTAGGTGATAGATTATTAACAATATAATCTCTCATTCTATCCCAAGCACCAGTAAATGAATCCAATAAATCAGTATTGTTAGGACCATCAAGTTGCCATGCTGAGCCATCCCAATAATAGATATCGCCTTCATAGTAGTTTACATTCATATCGTCTGCAACAATATAAGCGTGATTTGGCTTCATTCCAGTAAGTGCAGCAAGGTTTCCATTTGATACTGGTCCTTGTACACTTCCTTGATATTTCAGATCCGGGTTAGATGGATTGAATACAGGGAATACATGCTTACCGTTAAAGTCAAAGAATGCAGCAGTATATGTCTTGGTTGCATTCTGATTTCCATTTGTTGTATAACTTGGAGCAGGAACCGAAACATCTTCATACTTGAAGTCATTCTGTATAGCTGTCAGAAGATTTCTTGCATCTCTTCTGGTCAGTTTTTCATCAATATATTTATAAGTTGAACCTACATATCTTACGGTATCCATTGCAAGAGCTGTTCTATTTGATGATAATACACCTTGAGCATCAACAGCACTAGCATCTGCATATGTATAATCAGGTTCTTGTTTTACAGGTAGATATTTCGTGTCGTTATATAATTGTGTCTTATAGAATATATCTGCCAGACCTTGAACCTTTTTAGATTCAATTTCTGTTGCAACATCACCTAATACAACCTGACCTTCATACTTGCCTAATACAATATCCTTACAAATTCTACCGAGTTGTCTATAAGATTTTGCGGTTGGAATTCTTTGGTCCTCTGGTAATCTGTATACTGAGTTCCAGAAGTAGAAATCTGCATTCCATCTAGAGGCAGTATTACCACCAAAGTTTAAGTCAAAGCTGAAGGCATCTAATAGATAACCTGTATCACGTCTACACTTATCTTTGTTATAGTCAAGTACATTAAAGTTGCTGTTTATAAACTCTGTGACATCTGTAGCAAGTTCTTCTGAATTATCATCAAGTGTAATTTGAGCACTTGTGAGTTCGGAATCAATCCAAGCTGTATTTGCCTGTTCAAGTCCAGGTAGTCCTGCTAGAGAGTCATTACGGATAACATCCTCAACATAACCTATTAATTCGGAAACCCTAGCACCCTCTACTGCAGTTGCAGGAGTACCTGAAGTATCCTGTGGATAGATTGAGTAAACAGTATTTGCAGCATCAATTTCTTGTACAACATCAGAAACAAGAGTTCCTAGATAATTGTAAATGTCTGCTGTTTGGTTTCTTGTATCAACTGGTAATACAGAAATTCCATTCTCGAAATAAATTCCAGCAGATTGTCTAATAGCAAAGTTTGTATCGTGTTGTATATCGTGACTGATTGCATCAACCAGATATCCAATATCACGTCTACATTTTGCGTTCTTGAAGCTGAGTCCATTCTGAACATTTGAAAGATAACTAATTACATTTTCAGATAATGTGACTTTTTGTTTCTCTAATGCTTCCTTCGATGCGACATAATTATCAGCCATCCAGGATTGGTCAACACCAATCATATCAGGAATTGTAGCATCAACCTCTTTATTATCATCAACAGCATTTGCAACAATTTCTACAAGAGCTTTTGCAGCGATTGATGTTTTTGGATTTGCTCCATGTACATGGAAATCCTGTTCTTCTGTTGTCTGATAAGAATGTAAACCATTCCAATAATCGTATTGTGTTAAAATATCACCTGTGTAATATGTTTTAGATCTTGGGAATTCAGTTGTTGTAATTGCTTTACCACCGACAACATGCTCTACAATTTTTGCCATGTGGAGGAATGCATCTCTTGAACCCATTCTTTGTTCAATTTGTAATCCAGTATTTACAGCATTTTCAAAATACATACCAGCTGTTTGTACTGTTGCAGAATTACCACCATACTGAATGTCGTGTGATACTGCATCTACAATATATCCTGTATCACGTCTACATTTTGCTTCGTTATAAGGTAATACCTCGAAGTATTTAGCAAGGTGAGCCAACACTCCATTTTGAACAGTTTCCTTAACACTCTCAATTTCACCAAATGCAGCTACATATTCATCATCGTATGTACTTAATGTTGGGAATGAAACTGGAGGAGCAAGTAATAATGTATTATTAGAAATTGCATTAGCAACAATATCAAATAATCCTTCAACCTCTGCACCCATAGCAGCACCAGCACTTGCAGAACTAAAGTCTTGCGATACACCATTACCAGCAGATTTTAATCCAGCAATATCTGTATCTTGCACGACCAATTCAGCACAATCACCAATGTGAGCAAAGGCGGCAGCCGTTGGTTCTCTTTGGTCTTCTGGTAAGACACTTACAGCATTTTCAAAGTAAAGTTTTGCGTCGTTAATTGTAGCAAAATTACCTTGGTGTTGCGCGTCAAAAGAAATTGCATCAATAAGATATCCTAAATCCCTTTCACATTTTGCAACATCATAAGTTAATGAAGGTCTATTTGCTGCAAGCCAAGCTGTAATTTCAGCCTGTAAGAATGCCTTGTTATTTTGTAATTGAGCTCTTGCATTAATTCTATTATTAATTGAAGCTGTTCCTGTGTATGTAATTGTATCAGCATTACCAGAACCATTAGTCATAATGTCAATAATTTCATCAAATGCAGCTTCCGTTCTTGTTTTTGCATCTGTATCAGTCACTGCAGCAACTGCAAGACCTTTTGCGTATTTAATTGCAGATACAGTTTCTGTTAATTGTTCATTAATTACAGCATCGGCACCAGTTGTTCCAATTCTATATGCAAGTCCATTAAATACTGCGTTGAAATTAGAACCTGTTAATACATCAGCCTTGACAGCATCAAGAATCAAACCAATATCTCTCTTACACTTATCGCCATCGAATGTGTAATATCTGTCCTTAATGTATGCCTGTACTTCCTCAATAATGAAATCTCTATTACGCTGTAATTGTTTTCTAGCAAGAGTTCTATTCGGATCGAATGAAGCCTTGGTTAGAGTTGGCAATTGAGCAGTTTCAATATTTGTATCATCAACCAATTCAGCAATTACATTGAATAAATCATGAACAGCTGTTCCTGTTGTAGCATCAGCAGGAGTACCATCAGTACTTTGATATGGTCCTTCACTTACCGAATTAGCAAGTGCAGATACAAATGTATGAGGTTGTTGACCTGAACCACCAGTTCCCACATTCATTGTAAGCACAGTTGGAGTCACAGCTGTAATTGTGACAGGTTTCTGATAATATGGGTGATGTGCTTGAGGTGAAGTATGGTTAGCAGCACCACTACCCATATCACAACTAAATGTAAAGGCATTGTCTTTTAACCAAACCTGGTCACCTGGAACTAAATCATGAGAACCAACTGTGACCGTGAACACACCAGTAGCAGGGTCGTATGTAGCGTTTGTTGGAGTAAATGTGTTGTATGTTGTCGTATGAGCAACTTCTTTAACAACCTTTTCAGCAACATCTGCTAAGTGGCCAAATGCCAATCTTGTAGCTTCTCTTTGTTCGTAAGGTAGAACATTAATTTTTTCGCGAAGACCTGCAACATTAGCATTATCATCATAATCAGATAATGTTCTGAATTGTCCTTTTACTTCAATTGGTAAAACATTTACAGATCTGAGTTGTTCGTAATCAGCTGATTCAGAGTCAAATCGTCTAAAGTAGTAATCCAATACTTCAAGTGTATTTTCGTTTCCACCATATTCAATATCTCTTGAAACAGCATCAACCAATAGACCGACATCACGTTTACATACATTCTCGTCATAAGCCAATCCATTATATTCATCAGCAAGGAAATCAATGACACTTGATTGTAGATTTTCTGTATAACCATCAATGATGTCAACCTCTTGTCCAAATTCTGGATTTGTAGGTTCTACATAAGCAGGTAAATTATCTAAATTATCATCTCTAATAATTTGTGTTGTAATATTAATTCCATCTCTTACTGCATTACCAACCACAATACCAGCATCAGTTTGTGATACATCTTGTGTTTCAGCATTTCCAGATGTTTTTGTGACTGCTTGGTCTCTTACAATCTGATATGCAACTTCAGCTATATGTTCCCAAGTTTTTGCTGTTGGTAATTTTTGGTCCTCTGGTAAAACACTAATTGCATTTTCGTAATATAATCTTGCAAAGTTAATTGAACCAGCATTTGAACCATATTGGATATCCCAAGAAATTGCATCAACAAGATAACCTGTATCTCTCTCACATTTTGCAATATCATAAGTTAATGTTGGGAATTCTTGAGCAATATATGCAGTGACTTCAGCAATAATAAAGTCTCTATTTAATTGTAATGCAGTTCTAGCAACTGTATGGTTGGCACTAGGCGCAGCTGTTGTTCCGAATTGTAAAGCATTTGCATTACCTGAACCATTATTCATAATGTCGATAATTTCATCGAAACCAGCATTGGCTCTGGATAGAGCGGTACCAGTAAGTTCGGAACCAATCTCACCCTTAAGGTAATTAATAGCACCAACTGTTTGTGTTAATTGGTCGGTGACAACTTCGTTTGAACCTTTTGTACCAATCTGATATCCTAGTCCCATAAAGACAGAAGGATAATTAGAACCAGTAGCAACATCACGTCTTACAGCATCAAGAATATATCCTGTATCTCTTGAACACTTATCGCCATCATATACAAAATATTGACTTTGTAAATATGAAGCAACTTCTTCTTGTAAGAATTCTCTATTGTCTTGTAATTGTTCTCTTGCGTATTGTCCTTGTGAATTATATGTCACTTTAGACACAGCATGTTTTTCAACCGATACAAATGTATGAGCTCCACCGGAACTTGTAGCAAGTTGAACTGTAATATCATCACCAGCTACATTTGTAATTAACATAGGTGTTCTATAATTTGAATCACCTTTTCTTGGATATGAGTGTTCAGTTGCATTTCCATCTTGAGCACAAGTATATGTGAATGAATATGGAGCAAACTCAATATAATCATTAGTTGTTAAATCATGTCCTGGAATTGTGACTACTGAAATACCTGACGCAGGGTCATAAGTAGCAGTTGTCGGTGTATAATGACTTACATATGATGCTGGGTCAGTAAATACAATAGCATCAGAATCAATAGCACCAGTCTCAGCTCTTATAAATGTGTGAGCACCACCAGGTCCAGCACCAACATTCATTGTAATTGTATTATTGGTGACCGAATCTAATTTAACTGGTGTTCTATAGAATGGGTGATGTCTTTCTGGAACAGCATGTTCAGTTGCATTACCATCAAGAACACAAGTAAATACTACACTTTCAGGTTTCAGCATTACATAATCACCAGCCACAAGGTTATGGCCTTCGCCAATTGTTGCAACAAATACTCCAGTTGCGGGGTCATAAGTAGCATCAGTAGGTGTATATGTAGATGTATATTCTGCAGGTTTAATATTATCAGCAGTAGCACTTACAAATGTGTGAGTAGATGTATCACTAGAAGGACCAACATTTACTGTAATTGTACTTGCTGCTGTAGCAGAAATTGTGACAGGAGCCTTATAGGCAGGATGTCTTCTTTCCCCTTCGATACTATTTGCAAGAGCACTTACAAATGTATGAGTTCCGCCACCATTAATTGCTGCACCAACATTCATTGTTATAGTTGTTGATGTGACACCAGTCAATGCAATTTTCTTTTTATAGAATGGGTGGTGTGGTTCTGGGTAAGCATGTTGTGTGACATTACCATCAAGGTCGCAAGTAAATGTAATACTTTCAGGTGCAATTTCTACCAAGTCACCAATTTGTAATTTATGTGCGCCGATTGTAGCTGTAAATACACCTGTTGCAGGGTCATAAGTAGCCCCAGTAGGTGTAAATGTTGAAATTGTTGTTGTTGGGTATGTGTGCTGTGTAGCATTGCCATCAAGAGCACAAGTAAATGTTAAACTATCAGGCGCAATTAAAATCTGGTCTCCAACTTGGAAATCGTGATTACCAATTGTTAATACTGTCAATCCAGATGCTGGGTCATAAGTAGCATTTGATGTTGAATATGTTTTATTTCGGTCATTCATGATATTTAAGATTTCATTAAATGACTCGTTAGATCTGAATTCAGAAGCATTATCAGATAAACCAATAACCTCTCTAATACCATCAGTAAGAGCACTTACAAATGTGTGTTCATTAGAACCACCAGTTCCCACATTCATTGTAATTGAATTTCTTGTGACAGACTCAATTTGACATGGGTGGTTATAGAAAGGATGTCCTGCAACTGGTACAGAATCATTTGTAGGACCAGAACCTGTATCACAACTAAATGTGACAGCACCTTCTAGGAAACTTACATAATCACCAGGTTCTAAACTATGTTCGCCGATGACAGCTGTAAATTGACCAGTTGTTGGGTCGTATGAAGCATCAGTTGGAGTAAATGTACTTCCAATTTCTGTATTCGCAACTAAATCTCTAAGTTCCTCAATCGCTCCAGTTGTCTCTACTAATTGTTCATTAATTACATTATCAGCAAGAGTTGTTCCACTTCTATATGCAAGACCTGTTTGGATTGCATTATAGTTTGTACCAGTTAAAATGTCTCTTTCTACTGCCGGTAAAATGTACTGTGTGACATCTCTACGACACTTGTCAGAATCATATCTGAAGTAGTTGTAGTCAATATAACCAAGCATATGTTCTTGAATGAACTCTTTATTTGCCTGTAATTGTTTTCTAGCATTTCTCTTATCTGCATCAATACTTGTAGAATCACTCCATGTAATTTCTGAACCAAGTTTTGAAACTGAATTAGGTAATGCTTCAACAAATGTATGGTCATCTACGATAGCAGAAGCACCAACATAAACTGTAATACTTGTAGCATTTGCACCAATAACTTCAATAGGAGTTCCTGCAGCTGGGTCAGAAGCTCTAGGATATCCTGTTCTAGAAGTATTGTTATCTCTATCACAAGTGAATATTAAGCCACCAGTTTTAAGAAGAATTTTACTACCTTTTGTGATACCGTGTCCAGAACCAAGTGTAATAACTGATTTACCTGTTTCAGCATCATATGTAGCGTTTGTTGGTGTAAATTGAGTATCTGAATTTTCTAAAATTTTGATAATTTCATCATATCCGTCATCAAGCCTTTGTGAAGCAAGATATGAATCGCCATCTATTAATTCGTTTGTTTGGTCTTTTAATCTCTTATATGCCGCGACAGTCTCATTATTCTGTTGTTGAATAACCTTTTTAGCAGTCGCCATGTAATAAGCACGACCAGCTGTGACAGAGTTATAGTTTGTATCATATAACATGTCATTTTGAACAGCCGGTAAAATATAATCCTGGATATCTCTACGACAAGCAACACTATCGTAAGCATAGAACTCATCATTATTTTCAATCCAGTCAATTAATTCATCTGTAATAAATGCTCTATTATCTTGGATTAATTCTCTAGCAGCAACATAAGGAACCGAAGTATCTCTCCAAATAATTGGATTCATATTCTCTTCGCCATACTCTACAACATTGTAAAGTTCCTGGAACGAAGTATTTGCACGTTCATTAATATCTGAACTTGCACCAGAGAATATATTCTCAACACGAGATTGTAAATATTGGTTTGCACCAAGAGTTGCATCAAGCTGTTCACCGATAACTTTTGAACTGATTGGTGAACGATATGTAATACCAGCAAGTCGTGACCAGTAGTTTGTATCTAGAGCAATGTCATAACCGACACCATCTAAAATGATACCACTGTCTCTTTCACATTTATCCGCATCGTAGAATGTATAGTCTAAGCCACCTTGAGCTGTGTTTGCAGAGAGGTAGTCAACCATATCATCAATAATTGTATCAGCCTGAGCATCGATAGTATCAGCGAAAGCAGTATTACCAATAATTGTTGCCGTTGTATTTCTTGGTTGGAATACATTGGTCGAACCTTTTGCTCTCATTGAGATATCACCGAACTGAGTACCTGAGTTGTTCAGTGTCATCTGACCACCATTCAATGCATAGAATGCAATACGAACGAAGATGGATAGAGAACCAATACCATTAACACCAGCACCATCTCTGGCTACATAACCTATACCATTTTGTGTTCTAGGTGTGAAACCAAAACAAAGTACATAGGTATAAAGTGAATCAGGGTCAAGTACACGCCTATCAGCAAGTACACAACCACCACCACGGCCAACCTCTCTGTTAGGGAAGTCGTCAATACCAATTGATTGGATTACACCAGTACCACCAGATTCTGAAGTAATAGTGTCACCGACAGCAAAGCCTTGTCCATTTTTAAGGTTTCTGACATAAATTTCATCAGCGGTAGCAAGTTCATCTACATAACTGACATAACCTACAGCACCAGAACTGAATTTAATTTCATCATCTTCGGCAAATGTTCCACTGTGTCCTGGCTCAAGATAGAATTGTTGACCTAGGTCAGCAAGTGTACCTTTTGAGTTAAAAGGATTTAAAGGTGGTTCAACATCTTGTCTTAAGAAGTTTGATAACTGAGTACTATCTCTTAGGTATGGAGAACGCAGGAGTTTTGCACCTGGTCTGTATGCGATAGCAAATCCACCTTCTGGGAAATCAAAGTTATCAATTTTCCAATTCTGATATGAGAAACCTTGAACATAACAACCCGAACCAACAAGAATAGCGTTATTATTTTCATATCCAGGTAATGCTTCAATTACAGTAGCATATTGTCCAGCTGTTGAAGTCATTGAACAATCATCTGGAAGTGCAAGATTACCTTTTGTGTAATATGTTCCTGGACCCGCAGAAATGTGTACAGAATTATTCACTGCGTTTCTGTTAAGGTCACCACCAGCCTTTTCTAAACAAAGTTCAAAAGCTCTTTCCAATGTTTGAACAGGTTGTAATTGTGTACCAGGATTTGAATCATCACCAGATCCCGCATCTACGTGAACCTTAAGTGCTTGTGCAGTTTTCTTAGAAACTTCGTCATATAAAGCACCAAAACTAATTTGTTCTGTTTCACCTGTTTTCTCATTTCGGATTGCAAAATAACTTTCATCATCAATAGGTGGTTCGAACTCATTATTGAGCTCCATGTCAAAGTCAACAAGATTAGAATTTGTTATTGTACCACCATCAAAAACAGAACCTGAAACAGTACCATTCTCGAAACTTGAATTGTTAGAAGATAATCCATCAGCAGATGAACTTCTGATTGTCATATCAGTAGCTACAACATTATCCATTGTACCTGTAAATGAGGTATTGGATATTGTACCATCTGTAAATGTAGAATCATCAATGGTTGAATTTGTAAGTACTACATTATTACCAGTTCCGTCATTGAATTCGGAATTTGTAATGATTACATTATTTGCATTACTGTCAAAAATATCTCCACTTGTGAAAGTAGAAGAGGTTATTGCTACATTATTTGCAGTAGAATTTGTAATTCTGGAATCATCAATATCAGAATTGGCAATATCTAAATTTTCACCAGTAGAATTTGTTAACTGACCATTATCAAATACTGATTGTGTAATTGTAGAATTATTTGCAGTGCCATCGTTAAATTCTGATTGTGTTATGACAACATTATTTGCAATGGAATCTGTAATTGTAGAAGTTGTGATTGTTGTATTTGAAACATCACCGTCTGCAAATGTAGAAGTTGTGATTGCTGTATTTGCTACTCTTGAATCAAGAACATCACCATCAGTAAATGTAGATGTTGAAATTGCTGTATTGGATATTGTACCTTCAATAAACGATGAATTTGCAATCGCACTGTCATCAATTGTTGAGTCAACTAAACGAACATCAGTACCATCAACATCATCTAATGTGCCTTGAGAGAACGATGAAGATGTAATTGTAATATTGTTTGCAGTAGAATTTGTGATTGTTGTATTGTCAATATTACCACGAATGAATGAGGTATCTTCAATATCTGAGTTATCTATGACTACATTATCAAGACGTGAATCGCGCATGACCACGCCAGAGATTGTACCTCCGGTAATAGTAATACGGTTAAAGACCTCATACTGAATAGCTTGTACGAGTTCTTTTCTAGTAATGTTCTTGGTACCGTCATCACCTTGAACAAGGTTGACAATAACGAATAGGTCTTCCGACCTGGTATTAGCACCTGTAATTGAACCTAGTTCTGAAATTTTTGCCATTTAGCTTATCCTTTATTCCTTATGCGACCAATTACACCTTAACTCTTATTTATCTGGTCCTGTAAATCATCTACCTTTCCTTTCAAATCTTTTATCGCTTCAATAAGTAATGGAACGATATGTGCATAACGAACAGCCTTGTAATGCTCGGAATTTTCTTCATGTTCTTGTTCAAATTCATAAACTACCTCAGGTAATACTTTCTCAATTTCCTGAGCAAGAACACCTGGAAGAGTCTCATCTGGTCTGTCTTTATAATTAAATGTATAGCCATTTATTTGTGAAACTTTATCTATCGCGTTGTTAATTCTTACAACATTTTCTTTTAATCTTTCATCTGATACGGAACCATTTGTTGTAATATCTCCAACAGCAATAATATCGCCTGATGATTGATACAATCCAATTTTTGGAGTAGAGCCATCTTTAATTGTAAGATCGCCATCAATATCAACATCACCATCTGAAGCTATACCTGAACCACCAGATGTTGTAATTGTTCCAGAAACAGTAATACCTGCATTGTTCCATGATAGTGGAGTATATGTACTTCCACCATAATCTACTTGTAAATAACCAATCGGCACACCACTTTGTTGGAAACCAGACATATATGCCTTAATTCCGGTACCTACTGAAGGTGTAGCAATGAATTGATTACCAGTATATGTACTTAATTCGCCTTCGCCATCAAAAGAAATTACACCAGTTGAACTGATATTAATACCATCTCCACCTGAGAAGGAACCTCTTGCCCTTGCTTGTGTAAAGTAAAGATTAGTCGAACCTTCTGAAACATCATCAGTAGTTAAACCACTACCTCCACCGCCAATCGTAATTGTACCTACCGTCAAGTTTCCGGTGACAACAGCATCTGGAACTGTTAATGTACCAGCTGGAGATAACTCAAATTTTGTTGGAGAAGTTCCAGTATCAATTACAAAATTACCTGGATTACTTGACTCAATACCAGCAGCCCATGTTAATGAACCATCAGTAAAATTAACTTGTCCGCCAGAACCAAAATTAAATGTTGCCGCCGCCTTGGCATTACTTGTGACTGTGATTGGACTTTGGAAATTTACAACCGTTTCAGTATTTGGAGCAATATCATCAGCTTTTACTAATGTACTTCCAATCACTGTTGCTGCAGTAAATGTTCCAGTAATGGCTGCACTTCCGTCGGTTGTATCACCAGCACCAGCGGTTGACGCTGTGACTACATCACTCTTAAGTAGACTTACAATCTCATTAGTCTTATCAAACCAATTTTGAAATGTCTGCGTAGTGTTTAAATTTCCTAATGAAGGTTTAGCCATTTATTTGTTTTCCAATTCTTCTATCTTTTCCCAGATAGTTATTAAGCTTCTTTTGATTTCAAGAATGTCTTGTTGTATAACATCGACTTTACGATAATAAGACCTTTCAATCTTATATTTATTTAAAGCAGCCTTATCCGTGTTCAGTACTGCTTTACTTTTCTTGTCTCTCTCGAAATTCATTCATAAATCTCTTATGTTAAGGCAATTGCTCTATAATCTAAAAGCGTAGGAGCATTATGCACATTATTAGATAATAATTCTATTTTAATTGCGAATGTTCTGAAACCATCAAATACACCATTTGTATTTGTATATGTAAAAGCACCAGTTGCAAGTCCACCAACCTTATTCGCAGCAGGAATTCTATATTTAAATTCCCTATAATCTCTAATATTTGTTGTGGTTGAGAATACACCAACACCTTCAAATAATTCTAATTCAGTCCAATCAAGAACATTAAATTCAGCATTATCATAGGCATGTTTCGCCTTAATATAAACTTTAATGTCTGTATTTTGAGGTCTGTATCCAGATACAATTACTTCAATATCCTCGGCATCCAAATCAGCAGCAAGTTCAATTTTCTTACTGATATATTTTGAAGTGGTTGCAGAGTCATTTGTAATATTATATTCGTATGCAAGTAGTTTAGATGCTTCGATATCTAAGAATGGAGTCGATGTGACATTGCCAGCATTTTCCAATCCTACATTAATATCAAATACCTTTGAACGTGCAGGGTCGTTTGATTTACTGTAAATTATAACACCATCTTTACTGAAGTGGTTATTATCATTAAATTTCATTGGTTGTGCGTAAGTTGTATTTACAGCATCAGGTGGAACAAATGTACCACTTAAATTTAATTTTGAAACGGAGTCTGCAGCTCTCATAATCATTGGCTGAACATAACTTAAATTAATGTTATCAATACTTACAGTATTTGCAGTAATTTCACTATCAAGTCCTACAATATCAGTATTGGCAGCAAATGGTCGTATTGCTGTAGCATTACTATCCTCAAGATGAATTGTGTAAGGATTATTTTTATCGTAATATGATAATGTACCTTTCACAACAGGAAGCATAGAACCACCAGTTGTAATATCTGCAAAGCCCCAAGGTCTTGTAAGTGTAATCTGAATTGCACTATCTACTGATTGAACTTCAAATAAGTCGTAATCGCCACTTAAATTATCAATTTTTACAAAATCACCAGCACTGTATGTATCGTCAAGGTCAGCACCAGTGACAACAGCAGAACCTTGAGTAATACTAATTGTATTTGCAGTAGCACCCTGAAGATCTTTAATCTGATAAACCGTTTCACCTAATCTGAATCTTCCATTGAAATCATTAATTGATAAGAATTCGTGGTCATCATTTGTAAGTGTAATTGTACCAGACGATGAATTGAAGTTATGGCGTTTTAGTGTAAACTTAAGATCTTCATCTTGGTAAGATTTCCAAGCACTATTATTCGTTGATGTGAAGAGAACACCATCTCCCCAGTCTTGAACAATAGCTGAACCTTGAGTATCACCAGGTGTTAAGTCAGTACCACCAACCTTAGATGTAAACACTAAGTAATTCGGGTCAGAAGCATCTGGTTGTAATACAATTGCATATTCTTTTTCTACATCAAGTCTGATTGGAGCTTCAAATGCAAATGTTGTTGCAGCAGAAGCATCATCTGATACATTAATTGCACTAGGTAATTTATGTACAACAGAGAATGGAACAATATTAATATCCGGATATCCATTTACAACTTCTCTTACCTGAAGTGAAATACCATTTAAACCTTCACTGCCAGATGGCTTACGTTTAAAGAATACATCAACCTCTGATAGATAAACGGAATTTGAACCTTGTCCCATACCTTTCTTAACAAAGAATGTTTGAGCAAGTGGGTCACGTCCTCGTCTCCTTCTGGCAACATTTCTTGTTGTCGTTGTTGTATTGACATCAAAATCAGGTGCTCTGGTAGAAGTTGTGAGTGATGTTTTCTCTACACTAAAGTTATATGCACGATATGTGACAAAGCCTCTTGATGTTGCAGCAGAGTCAATATCAGCAATTGTAGAAACGTCAGCAATTTGTAATACTCTATCACCAACATAGAATGTTTCTTCAGGTAATGCAAATACAGCTCTTAATACACCATTCGCGTCTGTTGAAACAGCATCCCCTTTATTACCAAATCTGCCAACCTCATCGGCACGGTCAGCTGGTGTTCCAGGAATAACATGTGAATCAACATTAACACCATCAAAGAAGAAATAATGTCTTGTATTTGGTCTTAGACCGGACATGTAAACGGCGATGTCGCGTCCAGCCATGAATGGCTCAAATTGGAAATTAGTAAGGAAATCACCTACAAATGATGTTGTAGTACTTCCTGGTTCAACATTAATTTCACTTGTTCTTGTTGTAATTGTTGTAAATTCTGTTCCAGCACCACGTCTGCCAGCTCTACCTGGATCTGGGTCAAATGTGGTCACAGCTGTAGTATCAGTCATCGGCAAGAATTGCTGAATACTATCTACAAAATCCTGGAATGGAGTAGTTAAATCAATATCAATAGAAACTGGATTTGTTGTTGTATCATATGCTGCATCGTAAGGTGGTGAAATAATACCATCACCAACATATTTGTAGAAATTACTTACACAGTTTCTAATATTAGAAGCATAAGGTTGTGAAATAATATTTACATTTGAATCACGAGATAATGTTCCGACCTTTGCGTTTCCGGTAGATGGGAAAATTGATGAACCTGTAGCTGTCTTATATTTTAAATTAATTGGATATGTTTTTACTGAAGGTGTTAAAATTCTTTGATTAAATGGAATCGCAGCACTGAAATCTGGATTTTCAATTTCCGCCAGTGTTAAATCATTAAATGGGTCTACAATAAATCCATTTTTAAATCTTGATAAACCATTTTCGTCTGTAATAACAAGATTTTGTGTATCTGCTTCCAATTGGTTAAGAGAAATATAATATGCAAGATTATCAATTTTCTTATCGAGGTCGTGCATATCCTTCATTGTAAATGCTTTAATACCAGTAGCCTTTGCCTTAATCGCGTATTCATTTTTACGCTGTGAATCAGCTGTTTTTCTGGATATTGCAGGATAACCTGGAATTGAAACTTGCGCGATTGCCAATTGGTCAGTTCCTACACGAGGTGGAACTGCAAACCTTTCTTCCTCTCCTTTAATAAGTGATAACTCACCATAAGAGTCTGCAACGATTGTATCTACTCGTGACAAGTAATATTCAATGTCAGTTGTGATATTATTGCCGAATGCAGGAATAAGTGGTGTTCCATAATCACTAAATGATGGTGGTGCAAAACCTACCGTTCCAGAAATTGTTGGAGCAGTACCAGCCGTAGCACCAAAGTCCGCCAATGGGTCTTTATCACGATAAGGTCTAAAGTCAATACAATCTCTTAAATTATATCTTATACCAGATTCTGAAACATGAACTGGGATATCATATCTATCAACTGTGTTTGGATAACTATTAATTGTAAAGAAATATTCGCCTGTTGCAGCAGAAGGTTGGAATACCTTGAGTCGAACTGTCAATGTACCAGAAGGTTCTGGTCTGCCGACGATTGATTCCATATAGGATAAATCGTAGTAAGTATCTTTTTGGTTTGTGTTTAATCTGAAACTACTTGTAAAGTCATTGCCTGAAGCATCTACAACACTTACGATTTGATATACATCAGGGAAACCTAAATTGTATTTTGTTTGGCTAGGATTATATGCAACTTTGACATAAGTTTCATGTGAAATTTTATTGT